CCCTCTTTTTATCGTACACTTTTCCGCAGAATTTGCACTTAAATCCTACGAAATCCTCTGGCTCTACTTCTTCTTTCTTTTCAGGCAGTTTCTCAACTTTATACTCTTCAAGAAATCCAAAGATACTCGTAAGATAGTTGGCTACATACTCTGGGAACTCTAGCTTTTCACCAGCCTTGATAGTCCATTCTAGTGTTCTACCAGTAGGCTTGTATCCCAAAGTATCATTAGTTCTTATTACATCCCCAGCATCGTTAATCTCAGCTTCCTCTATTCGGAAGTCTGTTACATCGACGCTAGAGTTGTTGAATAGTCTTTTTGTTTTCATCTGACACCTCCTTGGGTCTTATTAAATCAGTTACATCAAGTAAAAATCCGTATGTTTGTTTTAGAAAGTTAGCTTCCGCCAAACCCTCTTCATCTTCATCTAAAACGTGAGAGCATTTAGGTTTAATAACTATTCTCCTACCACGAAATGTTGTATCTATTTTTTCCTTACCATTTACATTTTTAAGAATTATCATAAATTACCTCCTTGATTTATTCTGGTTAAAATTTCACGCCTATAAGAACCCATCATCTTTGGGTCAACTCTAAGTAGACCGTTCCAATACTTTTTAACTATTTCTTCCGAGTTGGGGGTTCTATCAAAAAAGAAGAAGAATCTTCTTGAATCTCTATCGTCTATTCCTATAATGTCTAGTCCCTCACATAAGAGAGCAGATGCCATATTAAGGTCTGATATCTTGAGCAGTTGTTTTTCCATGTTAATTTCCTTTTAATAAGTAAATTTTAATTTTAATCTTTAGTACATTATACCACTTTTTTCTACTTATGCACCAGACGTAGTTGTGCTCGAAGTACTTGTAGACGTACTAGTACTGGACGAAGTACTTGTTGAAGTACTTGTGCTCGTAGAAGTTGTCGTAGCAAATGTATCGTACATTCTCTTCCATACAGGTGTAGTACCAGATGTTGCTGTTTGAACGTATAATCTGCTATCAGTCGTCAGGTAATACATCTCCCCGCCTCGCCATGTAACCGAATCAACATCATTTGCCGCAGTTCCGTAATAAATATACGGGGCAGTTGGAAGTTGATTTCCAATTTTAGCGGAAGCACCTATGGAATTAAGTTCATTTATTTTTGTTACTCCCATAATTATTCCCTCCTGACAATCAAGTAAACATCTACTGTACCACCACCTATTGCTGTTGATATTCTAGCTCGTACATAAGGAATTGGAATACCAGGGACATCCCCTAAAGCAATCTGTGCAATAAAGGTTTTAGAAGCTGCGTTAATGGTAGCTGTAGCTAGAGAAGCCCAAGTACCAGAATAATCCGATATCCTTGCTCCCTCTAATGTTACAACCCCAGACGATGTTCCTGAACTTGATTCAACCAATAAGGTAAGGGATGAGGCATCTAATACATCTACTGCTGTTGAAGATGTTTGTATAGTTGCTGCATCATCTAGTAATTTGTATATAGAAACCTCTGTGTTACCGCTTCTTATTCTTGAAGATTCCGATAATATAGCCATAATATCCCTCCTTATGCACCGCTTGTAGTTGTACTGGAAGTACTTGTTGAAGTACTGGTAGAACTACTCGTAGTGGTAGAAGTAGTAGTAGTTGCAAATGTATCGCTCATCCTTTTCCACGTTGGCGTGGTCCCAGACGTAGCAGTTTGAATATACAACCTGCTCTCTGTTGTAAGATAGTACAATTCCCCACCTCCCCATGTTACTGAATCTACATCATTAGATGAGACTCCATAGTAAATATATGGAGCAGTAGGTAGTTGTGTACCTATTTTGGCCGACGCACCTATCGCGTTAAGGTAGTCGAACTTTGTTGCCATGTTTTACTCCTTCAACGAAGGGCCCTCAGATGAGAGCCCCCCGACTAAAATTTATACTTAAGACGAATAAGCGACACCATCACCTTTAGATCCCCAGAAACCTCTCCAATCACTCCAACCAGTTGAGAATCTTATTCTCACTTTGTATAGAGCTGCGTCAGCGTCAAAATTGTAATCACTCTTGAATTCTGGTTTGACTCTCCAGAAAAAGTTTAACAAATGATCGCTAGAATCTTGCAGGAACCAAGCTGTCGTTGATGTTAGGTATCTCCAAGGAACTACTTTAAATACTCCCTCGAAAATGTTTACATCATTGTTAGCTGTACCTGGTCTCAATGTCGATTGAGTCAAGATTTGAGCTGTCTTTCTTAGATCTACTGGGATGATAAGCTTATCGGCTTGGAAAGTTACGATCTGTCCTTTGTCATCCAAGACTTTTTCTAATGCTAATCTTCCTGTTTCAAGGTTTGTCTCGGTGAGAGTTATACCTGTTGAGGATGCGTTAGATTGTGCGGTTCCACCATCTGCTCTACTGTGTGATGTTGAGCAGAGAGGTTTTCCATCTCCGTATGACGTGTAGCTTGTACTAAACGCATTGTTCAATACTGAAGCTGCATGATACTCGGTTGTTCTAACTGTAGCCTTAGCTAATAGTTTAGGAAGTCTTGCTATAACATTGTGCTGATCGTCTTCCATCAATTCTTTCGAGACTTTGAATCCCTTCGTATAC